TGTTTGTGTTGTTGATTACGACATTCGGATTTGGGTTGCTGGAGATATTCTCCACCTGTTTTCCGCACTTTGGACACACAACACAACTCATGTCAATAGATTCTCCACAAAACTTACAAAATTTTTTCTGTTCTTCCATAGCTTTTCTCCTTTTTACATTTTATCTGAATAGGCCAATATTCGCCTAATCATTTCTTTTTGGGTGTCATCTGCTTTGCGGTATTCCATCAGTAAATCTTGTTCTTCTTCTGAAAGAGAAATGGTGTAATCCATCGTTTGTTCAACAGGATTCCATTGAACATCCTCATTTCTCATAAGAAATTCAAGGCTTACATTAAAAAAATCCGCAATCAATTTTAATTTGTCTGGCTTAGGAGTATATTTCCCCTGTTTCCAACTGGTTAATGTAGCAGTAGATACTCCGGTTTCTTTGGAAACTTTGTTCGGCTTTATGTTTCTTTGTTTGCATAACTCCTCAAAATTTTGATAGTACATAATTTCTCCTTTGTATGCTAAGAAAACTTAGATTTCTTGTTGACATACTAAGAAAACTATGCTACTATGTAAAAGTACTAAGAAAACTTAGTACAAAATAAAAGATAGCTTAGTTTCTTATGTTTCTTTGTTTGGCAACTTTGATTATATAAGAAAACTAAGTTATCGTCAATACTTATTTGAAAGGAGTGACGATATTTTTATGCAAAAAATTGAGAAAAAGAATACTTCTTATGCGTATAAGCAGTATTTGAAACTCAAGAATAAGCACAAAAAGACAGACTATCAGGTTTCAAAGGATAGTGATGGTGCTATATCTACCGCAGTCCTCAGCCAGTGGGGGAAAGGAGATTATGATTTGAAGTTGGATAAACTTACGGCACTGGCAAAAGTATTTGATGTTTCCGTTTCTGAATTTATCAAGGAGAAGTAAAGATGAAAGGATTTGTATTAAAAGGAAAGAAATTCGCCTACAAAAGCAAGCAGAATGTCGAATCTGTCACCATCCGTGTGACACCGGAAGCGTATAACGCACTGGTGGACATGGCGAATGAGAGCACTTTATCTATCAGAAATATCGCATCGCAGGCTATCTTATTTTCCTACGGCAACCTTGTAATTGACCGGGAGGAGGATGCGGATGCCTGCAATGACTGAGGAACAAGCTGACAGAGCAATGCGCATTCTGGCAGAGTTATATGCAGACCAGATCGGCATGAAGAACCCGAAGATTACAATCACGAGAAAAGGAGAGAAGAAAGAATGAAAAAGCAGATTATACCTATCGAGAGAGCAAGCGAGAGCACCATCAATGCGCTGATTGAAGCAGGAGTACTGGTAGTGACCGAGGACGGTCTGAAATGTGCGGAGGTGGACTGACATGGGAGATAAGGAAGAATTGATGGTCACTGTTCCTTACGATGACTTTATTTACGGATTACAAGCATTGCGGATTCTTATATCTGCCAGGCAGATGTTAAAAAGCGGTGATGCCTTTGCATCCGATGGACTTAAGGCAATCCTCGGAATAAAAAAAGAGGACGGTGATAAGGATGCCGGAAAGAATTGAGAACCGCATGGTTGTGGATTCTGAATGGGAATGTGCCGGAAAACCTGTCCATCAATGTCAGATATGTTCGAGCAATATTTATTCTGGTGATGATTTTTACAATTTCAACGGTGATATCGTTTGCGACAGTTGCGGATGGGAATATGTTCGAGAGAACTTCCGTCAGACAGCAGAATAGGAGAAAGAATATGGAAAAAGAAAGAATGACCATTACCACAGCAGAGTACAAACAGTTGCTGGAAAGTAAAATCCGCATGGATTTACTCTGGCAGAGATGCTTGAAAATGAAGCATGAGGATGATGTAAACGAGATGTTAATTGACGAGATTCAATTTATTTTGAACGCGGATGACAACTACGATCCGTTCTGTGGACTTCCGATGGAAGATGTGCCGCAGGGAAATTTTGATTTACAGGAAGATGGGAGGAATTAATCATGGCAACACCGGTATTAATTATAGGTAAATCTGGAGCAGGAAAGAGCACAAGCATGAGAAATTGCTCTGGAAACGATGACTGGAATGTCATCAGAGTATTAAATAAGCCGTTGCCCTTTAAAGGGAAAATTAACGGTTGGAAGACGGACGATTACCAAACCGTCATGAAGTGCCTTTATTCTGCCAAAGCAAAAAACATCGTGTTGGATGATGCAGGGTATCTGATTACCAACCAGTTTATGAATGGCCATGCGAGCCAGGGAGCAGGAAACGCAATCTTTTCATTTTATAACAAGATAGGTGATTCCTTTTGGAATCTGATCACCTTTATCACCGACAAGCTGCCGGAGGAAAAGATCGTGTACATCATGATGCACGAGGAACAGAATGATTTCGGACAGATCAAGGCAAAAACAATCGGCAAGATTTTGGATGAAAAGGTGTGTATCGAGGGTATGTTTACTATCGTCCTTCGGTGCATTGAAGAATCTGGAAAGCATTTATTTGTCACACAGTCAGCAGACGGAGCAATCAGCAAGTCTCCCATGGGAATGTTTGATGATCTGACTATTGACAACGATCTGTTGTTGGTGGAAAAGGCTATCCGTGAATATTACGAGATTTAAGGAGGTATTAAATTTGGAATTTTTGTTGTTTATTCTGATTTTTATTTTTCTTCTGATCGTTGTCATAGCAATTACTGACACAATCGAAAAATGCAGTTATTACAAATGGAAAGCAAAAAGTAACAGGGGAATTTTAGACAAGAGAAGCGAGGATTTAGACAAGGAAAGCGAGGATAAAAATGCAAAAACCGAATAATTACGAGGAAACACAGGCACAGGGAGAATGGACACCGGTGGAGTTGGGTGGACATAAGATGATCATCAAGCAGGTAAGTGAGAAGCAATCTCAAAACGGAAAGCCGATGATCGTGGTGTTGTTTGATTTTGCACCAGATGATAAGCAGCCGAACTATTTCATGGATTCTTTCCAGAATGACAGCCGACCGGATAAAAAGTGGTCTAATCAGGGCACGCAGTACATTCTGACGGAAGATCAGGACGGAAAGTGCTCCCGTAGTTTCAAAACGTTCTGTACTTGCGTAGAAAACTCCAACACCGGATTCACTTGTTGGAAGAATGATCAGTTTGATTTTGCTGGAATCAAAGGGAAAAAGATCGGCGGTGTATTTGGCGAGCAGATGGATTTTTACAACGGTGAGGAAAAGAAAAAGCGTGTCCTTCGGTGGTTCTGCTCAATGGACAAGGTTGCGGATGCAGTGATCCCGGATCTGTCAGAAACCAAAGCATACAAGGAAAGACCGAAGAATACAGCCCCCGGATCTGATGGATTTATGAATATTCCTGACGGCATTGATGAAGAATTACCGTTTAATTAAAGCCTATGGAAAAGAGCATTGCAGAAATTAAAAGGATGGAACGGGAGATTAAGCAAAGGCTCCTATTTATCAATCCAAAGTTGAATGAGCAGAGCGGTATCTACTTTATGACAAGAGAGGATGAACAAGGTATCAAATACGCTTACATCGGACAGGCAAAGCACATCCTCTCTCGGTTGGCTCAGCACATGACGGGTTATCAGCACATTGATCTGAGTTTAAAAAAGCATGGTCTTATTTCCAACAGCAATATGTGCGGGTGGAATGTTAATTTTTTGAACTTCCCGGAGGAACTATTGGACGAAAAAGAGCAGTATTACATCAAAAAATATGCTCTTGGAGGGTATCAACTTCGCAACAAAACAGCCGGCGGGCAAGGATCCGGTAAAAAGCAGATTGATGATTACAGACCTGGGAAAACATACCGGCAGGGAGTTGAACAAGGCATGAAAAATGCAAGCCGAGATGTGGCAAAACTGTTTGAAAAGCATCTGAATGTTTCTGCCAAAAACGACCCGCCGACAGTCAATCAGTTGAAAGCTATGGACAAATTTGAGAAATTCTTGGGGTTGAGCAAAGATGACAGCGGAAGAAATTAAGCAGCAGTATTCCATGCGTGATGTGGTGGAAATGTATGGTTTTCATCCAAACAGAGCCGGTTTTATCTCCTGTCCGTTCCACTCCGGGGATCACAGCCCATCCATGAAGATCTACCAGAAAGATTTTCACTGCCATGCTTGTGGGGCGAATGGAGATATTTTCACTTTCATTCAGCGGATGGATAATTGCTCATTCAAGGATGCATTTTTGAAGCTGGGCGGCGAGTACGAGCATAAGACAGATTGGCAGCGGAAAAAATTCGAGTATCAATTACAACAAAAGAAAAAGAAAGAGAGGAAAGAACTGGAACGTAAGCGGCAATGGAAGAGAGAAATACTGCAGGACATACCAATGCAAAAGCTATTTGCTAAATGCTTTCCAGTTTTTTCCGATGATTGGTGCGCAGCGGTGAACCGATTAGAATATGATTTTTACATTTTGGATGAAATGAATAGAGAGGGGGTGAAACTATTTGATTGAAATAGCAACACTCGATGCAGAATCCGTCATGTCAGATGCGGTGCTTGACGAGGTGTTCGAGGAAACGGACCCAATAATGCGGAGCCGTATACTTTTATCTTTGCAAGAAAGGGCAAAGCTTCTCGGTGTGAAGACGAAATTTGACACGATGGTACGGGCATATAACAAAGTTGAGCGGCAGATAAAAAAAGATGAGCGGGATAAGAAAAATACACCCAATATGGATGACAGGATGACAGAATTTGACTACTTCGAGGACGGACATGAGTTATCCTGCGGTTCCTGGTATGCGAATCAGAACGGTATCAGATCTTATGATTTCATGGGCGAGCATATTGCCTGCTATCATCCGATTCTCATATCAAAAAGGCTGGTTAATGCAGAGACGGGAATCGAAAAGGTGCGATTAGCGTTCTGTAAAGGCTTCAAATGGAAAGAAATCACCGTAGATAAGGAAACTATCGCATCTAGCAATAAAATCGTTTCTTTAGCTAAATACGGGGTGTCAGTGACATCTGAAAATGCAAGGTTGCTTGTACGTTTTCTATCAGATCTTGAGAACATGAATATCACTCAAATTGACAATGTGGTATCCACATCGAAATTTGGATGGATAGGGAAAGAATTTATGCCGTATGATGTGCAAATCGAATTTGATGCAGAGAGCCGCTTCAAAGATATTTACGAGAGTTTACAATCAAAAGGAAGTTATGACGAGTGGCTGAAGCTTATTCGGCAGATCCGCAAGTCTGGAAGATATGAACCGCAGTTATATCTTGCCGGAGCGTTTGCAAGTATTCTGCTCAAACCGCTGAATGTACTGCCATTTATCCTCAATCTTTGGGGTGAGACTGGAAAAGGTAAGACAGTTGCTCTGATGGTAGCGTGTTCTGTATGGGCGAACCCTGCAGAGAATAAGTACATAACTGATTCATCCAGTACACAAGTAGCCGTGGAAGTCAGGGAGGATATTCTGAACAACTTACCACTGATGATGGATGATCTGTCAAAGGTTCGTGATCGGCTAGGAGATGGTTTTGCAGATTTTATTTATCTGTTGTGTGGCGGAAAAGGTAAAGACCGCAGCAATGTAAACCTTGGGATGAATAAGCAGAATACCTGGCAGAATATATGTCTTACCAACATCGAGAGACCTCTGACAAACGACACAATGCGTGCCGGGGCTATCAACCGTATCCTTGATTTTGAAATGGATGACGGATCCATATTCAGGAACGGAAACCACGTAGTAAGCGTTTTAAGCAAGAATTATGGGTTCGCAGGTAAAATGTTTGTTGACATCATAAAAGATATGGATTTGGACGAATTAAGAGCCATGCAAGAGGGATTCCTGCGGAAGATAAACGAATATGCTCAATCAAAAGAGCAGGAGAAAGAGGAAAAACAGTCCATACCGCTGTCCATCCTACTAACCGCTGACAAGATCGCAACGGATGAGATCTTTCAGGATGGAATCTACCTTGATCTGGAACGATGCACCGATGCTCTCAAGAATAAAGGAGATGTGTCGGAGAACGACCGGGCATATGAATTTATTCTGTCGGAGATCACTATCAACATCAATAAATTTGTGCCGGATGACACAGGAGCATACCGCGGCGAGATGTGGGGATGCATCAAGGATGGATATGTAGTGATCATCTCATCAGCATTTGACCGGATTGCGGAGCGGGGCAATTTTTCCCGCAAAGGGTTCCTTCAGTGGGCGGTGAAGCGGGAAATCGTGCAGACTGACAACCGCGGGATCGCCACAAAAACCTGTCGTTTCAGCGGGATTGCACCGAAATGTGTGTGGCTTCGGCTTCCGGATGATCTGACAGACGAGAATGGTTTTATCAAGGTGCCGGAGGATATGCAGGAACAGTTGCCATTTACATGATTCTGTGACCGCGTGACCGCTGTGACCGCAAAAAAATGACTATATATAAAGCGAATAAAAAAATATGAAAATTTAAAATTTTTTATTTTGTTCTATGGAATTACAAAAAAGTATGGTCACACGGTCACACCCGCATAAACACTGGATTTCTTCGGTCACATGCAATGGTCACAGATATATATTTTATGGTCACTATATATAAATTATATATAGAAAAGAGGTTTTTATGGACAATCAGGAGAAAGAAAAAGCTTCAAAAGTGTTCACTGCAGTATGGGATATTACTCGGAGATATGCATTTATTCCATTAGATGATTTTTTGTGGGAAAGATTTGTTGAAGAAATGGAATTAAAGTCGCAGGAGTTTCGTCAAGTGGATGACCCGATTTGGCATTTATACCGTGGAATTATAGGAGCGGTACAAGATTATAAGATATAGGTAATTGTTAAATGATTTTACTGCTCAATGTGGATAACTTTCCTCTATATAAGGAGAGAAAATA